AGGTTCGATCACAGCAGAAGTCGCGGTGGCGGCTTCCAAAGCAATCCCGGCAGTCACAAGGTTCGCGGCCAGGGTCGTCACCTGTCCAAGCGAATCAAACTTCAGCACATCACCAACGGCACAGGTGCCGGAGACGGTTGCGAAGAAAGTGTTGTGAAACAGCTTCACGGCCACATTGCCGCCAGCCGCCACATCTTCAATGGTTGAACCAATGGCCTTGGTCGCACCAGTCACAGCCACATCAACTCCGCCGGCAGTCACCGTGGAGGGCTGGACAAAGCGATAGGCCGAGATCGCGGACGAACTGGAGAACGTCCGGAATCCATTATCAATATTCGTGCTCATTCTATTTTATCCTTTTGTTAGATGTTCTTGATGCCACGGCCAAGAGCCTCGGCATACTCATTGGGGTTTGAAAGCATGACGGCCTTCATAGCCTTCAGCTTCGAAGTCTTGTATTCCGGGTGAGCAGACACAAGGGCTTCAAAGTTTTTAGGCTCCTCTTTCTTCTCAACAGGAGCCTCAACAGCAGGGGAGGCAGGGATGGGCTTGATGCCAAACTGGGTGAGAACTTTCTTCACCACTTCGGCCATCTCAACACCTTCATCCTCTTTTTCCTCATCCTCTTTTTCAATGACAATGGCGGGAGCAGATTCGGCTTTCACCTCTTCTTTTTTCTCCTCTTCCTTCACCATTTCTTCCTTGGGTTTCATCGCATCTTCCAATGCGGCGAGACGAACCTTAATTTCGTCCATGTCCTTTTTATAGTCGTAACCTTCTTTGTTTTCCATTGTTTCTCCTTGTTTTGTCAAACTATCCCCTTCGACAACTGCTTCTGGCAGATCAATGGGAATGGCTTTCCCTCCGGCCATGTAGCCGAACTTTTGCATAAACTTCACAACTTCTTCAAACAATCCATTGGTTGCGGCTGGGCTGGAAACCAGGTCGGCAGAGGCAATGCTTTGGGGGCGAATGTAGTCCTTGCCCTCAATGGTTTCACTCTCATTCACAAAGGCAAGGGAGATGCCAAACTGGTCTGGGGCTTCATCAGCCATTTCCTTGATGAGGCCATAGTGGGGGCTGTTCTTCAAAAGCTTCAAATCAGCCACCAGCTTGTCCCCCTCAATCCTTGCATTCCTGGCGAACCCGACGACCGCGTCAAGGCCGGAGCCATGGTTCATCTTTACCTTAACCCCATTGGGGGCTTGCTTCATGATTTCCATGGCCTTTTCCAGGCTCATTTTGTCCACAAAAAGGTCATGCCCCTTGGCTTCCCCAATTTCTAGAATGCTTACCCCACCAAAGTCGTTCTCTTCCATTTCACAATCCCCACATTCCATTTCCTCTTCATCCCTGTAAGTCTTATAGGCAACCGCCGCCCTCTGTGTTTCATCGGGGAAATCGGCAACTGCTTGGTCGTTGCCCATAAAGCGGGAAACAAAGTCCTGTTCCGATTCGTCTCCTCTAGGAGTGGGTAGGGGCATAGAATCTTTTTTGTGTCAAAGGAATTATTTTTCCTTTAGTTTATTTATGTTTATTACAAAAATTGAACTAGCCTGTCCGGGCAAATCATCATTTTCAACAACTCTTACCCCATCAAAGCCAAGTCTTTTTGCGGATTCTGACATGGGGGTTTCGTCAAAAATTTGATAGTCTAAATCGCCCTGCCCTATTGCCTCCTTAAGTCTATCTTTGTCAGAGTCATTTAGTCTTTTGTCTTTTAATGTTTCTTTAATTAAAAGATCGGATGTTTCAACATCTCTCAAATCTGCTATTTTGCTTCCCATTGGCAGAATATATTCCTTCCCGCCCTCATAGCTTGTTTGCCCCTTAATTCCAACATACGCCCCATTCTTATCAATTTCTCCAATCCTAGTTACCTGAAAATCTTCCTTTAGTGTATTTTTCTCAATAAGTTTAGATGTTTTAATTTCAGAATCTTCGCCCCCTCCCCCAGCGCAAGTGTTCCCCGGCTTAAACCCTCCCGCACCTGTCCCGCAATCCTCAAAGCGTTCTTCTAAAAGATCGCCGTCTGCTTTTCTGTAAGATTCTTTTACCTCTCCACCGCCAGCCATCTTTAGAAACTTGTTCACCCTAGCCATCGCCCAAGCGTTGCGTGAGTTGGGCTTACCTCCGCTGATGGTTGGACGGAAGCTGGTTGAGAATGCCCCTGCTCCCCTGCGAAAAACTTTCTTCAATGCTCCAAGCGTAGGGGCTTTCCTTAAGGGGTGCTTGTCTTTGAACTCGGCAATCTTGTTCTTCAATGCCTCCTCGTTCTGGGCTGAAATCTCTATGTCACCAGCTTTACTCCTAGTGGATGCTGTGCCTTTTGGATTCTCCTTTGAGCCTTTGATTCTCTCCTTGGGCGGGGCGGGAGTTTGCGCCGCAGACTTGGGGCCGGGTCGGGCTAGTTCATTTGCCTTCTCATCAGTCATTGGGCCACCAACAATCCAAGCGTCGCAAGTTCTTTTGGCCGCACACTTGAAGTCAAATATTTCACAATATCCTAAATCTCCAGCAATGGCTACTTCATTTGCATCTTCTCCAATGCCTCTCTTGATGCAATTCAGAATCTTGGATGTCTGGTTAAAGGCCGCACAATTTCCACACAGCATTTTTTTTGCTGTTGCAATGTCTCCTTGGAACTCATTGGCCTTTGCCTTCCAATAGTTCTCATTTGGCTCATTTGGATTAGCTGGACCGTAGTTTGCATCATCAACAGCAGTCTGCCTATTTTTGAGATTAACTTTAATATCTTGGGTAGCTATTGGGCAAGTGGCTGGCTCTTCAAGAGTTTTTCCATTGTCCCTAGATTCCATCTGGCCAACAACTTTCCTTGCCCATGCATAGCCAGCATCGCCACCCCATCCATTCCAGGCTTGCCAGCCCTTGCCCTGCTCATCCCAGGTTGCGCCCTTCTTATCGACTTCATGGCGGTCGAAAAAGGCTTTCATTCTGCGTACGGTGTCCGGTGACAGCTTCACGCCATTCATCAAATCCCTAGCCCTAGCAATGCCCACAGGGGTCATTCCCCTTTGGCTGGCTGGTTTCTTTTCCCTTACATCCAAAGCCCTCTTGGCGGCTTCCCTGGCTCCTTCTGGGGGTGTGAAATCAATCCCATCATACTTGCCCAATTCAATGCCACCCATCATTCCAGCAATCAGCATTTTCAAATCATGCTGGCTGAAGTTTTGCAGAATCTCTAAACTACTTTTTTTTTGAGCCAAGCCCGTTGGCGTCTGTGGGGTTTTGGGTTCAACTGGAATTGCTGAACCGCCTTGGCCTTCTTCTGTGTTGCCCTGGTCTTGTGTGGCCTGTTTTTCTTTTTCTGTGGTGGGAATCATCTTACCCTGCTGAACACCAGCCACAATGCCCTGTGCCTGTTCCCTGGAGATGGTTGGGAAGGCGGCAACAATAACAGAAATTGCACCATCCCTGGACAATGCACCAGCGGCCACAGCATTTATAACATTGATGAGAGAGGCAACTTGCGCCCCATTGAGGGATTGGCCAATGAGGTCTTGCTGACCTTCCACAGGCTGGCCGTCTTGAGTCTGCTGTTGGGCTTGTCCCTGGGGCTGGCCAGTAGGCAAAAGAATCTCTGAAACAGCCTGGGGAGGAACACCATATTCCTTGGCCAGGTCTTGAATCATCTTGGTTTCAATAGCCCTAGCCCTCAACGCCGCCTCAACATCCATGCCTCTTTCAGAATAGATGTCGGATGCTGTCCTTAACCCGGCCTTAAACTCTGCAATGGCTGAAGCAGATTCCCGGCCAAGGTCGATAGAAACATTGGCTCCAAAATTGAAAAAGCCCTTGGTGGTTGTCTTGCCACTACCAGAAATCATTCCCCTAGCAACAGCATCAGCAATGACAATGTTTTTGATGGGCTTGAGAACCTTGTCGTCTAGAAGTTTTTGGTATCTCTTATAGGTTCTTCCTGCCTGTTGCATTTCAAGTCTGGCTGTGGGGCCGGACATAGCAGATGGGTCGACAGCAAAGGAGTAGGGGATTCCAAGCCCCATGCAGATATTC